TTCGTGACGGTAGCGGCGCTTGCTCTCCTGGCACCTGTAATGAGGATGCTGGGGGAGATGGACTGGGCCACCGCAGGCAAGGGTATTGCTATCATGGCCCTGGGGCTGGCAGCGCTTGTGGCTGTCGGTTATGTTGCCGAGTTTGCCGCAGTCGGACTACTTGCACTGGGCGGCGCCATCCTGATGATCGGGATGGGCGTTGGTCTAGCGACTGAGGGTATCGCCAAGCTAGTCGACGCTATTGCGAACCTGTCGACCTCGGGCGCCGACGGCGTCCAGACATTCCTCGCGGCCGTCGACGGCTTCATTGAGAGAATGCCTGCGATGGGTACGGCGCTCGGCGAGGGCTTCATCAACTTCATGCAGGTCCTCATCGACAATTCGGGCACTATCGTCGAGTACCTCAAGCTTATCCTGACGTCTGGTGCTCAGGCTATGATTGAGTCTATCCCGACGTTCGTTCAGCTCATGACCACGATCCTCCTGGCGATCATCCAGGTCATATATGACAACGCTCAGGCCTTGATCGACTGTGCCATATTCTTGATCCTGACTCTGTCGCAGGCTCTCATTGATAACATGCCGCAGTTGGTCCAGAGAGGCTCGGATGTCCTCATATCCTTCTTGGATGGGTTGAGTCAGAAGATCCCCGAGATCGGCCAGAAGGCTACGGACTGTATCGTGGCGTTCATCACCAGTCTCGGTGACGAGATGCCACGAATCACCGATGCAGCGGCCAAGACCGTCATCAAGTTCATCAACGGACTTGCCGATGCGATCGAGAACAACTCCGAGGCTATGGCTCAGGCGGGTGTTCGGCTTATCAGTGCCATCACTAGGGGCATCAGTACGGGCATCAGGACTCTCGTATCCACGGGCGTTGCGCAGATGAAGAACGCTGGTATTCAGCTGGTCAACGGCCTCAAGAATGCGATCACCGAAAAGTTGTCCTCCATCGCCAGTGCGGTCACGAGCATGGGTAGCACCGTTGTTTCGAAGGTCAAAGCGGCGTTCGGCATTCATTCTCCTTCGAGGGTGATGTACGAGATCGGTGATTTCTTGATGCAGGGTCTTGCGAATGGTATCACCGATAACACTGAGCAGGGGATCGCGGCTGCCAGCACCATGGCCACCGACACTGTCGATGCGCTCTCCAAGGGCTTCGGCAACACGAAGGATATTTGGAACAACGCATTCGGCGAGAATGCTGACCCGACGATCAAGCCGGTTCTAGACCTCTCGCAGGTCGAGGAGCAGGCGGGTCGTCTCGACGAAATTCTCCCCAAGGAGGAGATCGCTGGCACTCTCACGACGACGGCGACTGCACAGCTCGCGGGACGAGTCGTTACTAGCACTCCGGTGAAGTCGAATGACACTACCGCCAGCGAGACGTACAACCAGGGCACAAGTCTCGTGTTCAACCAGTACAACAACTCGCCGAAGGCGCTGTCCGAGGCGGAGATCTACCGCCAGACTCGCAACCAGATCGAGCAGGTGAAGGGAGCCATGTACGAGCTATGATTGAGTCAATCGAGTTTCTTACGTACCGACAGCAACGCGTCGTTCTTCCTCTGAGGGATCCTTGGGGGATCGGCGTGGCTGTCAAATCCGTTGACGGCCTGTCGGCTACGAAGGCCTCGATCAACACGACTGAACTGGCTCTAACGGATGTGGCTATATTCAACGGCGCGAGGGCGGGAATGAGGAACCTCAAGATCAAACTCGCGCCGTTGCCCATGCCCGACATCGAGACCAGCAGGCAGCGCATATACTCCTGGTTCCAGATCAAGCAGCTCATGACTGTGTATATTAACACGGACAAGCGCAGGGTCAAGACCGAGGGGTACGTCGAGACGGTTGAGGCGGACATATTCTCGAAGGAACAGGAGATCAATGTCTCCCTCCTGTGTCCGGACGCTTACTGGCATGACGCGGATACCAGCATCGACAAGAACCTCGAGTGGTCTCGGGAGATCCCATCTTTCGAGTTCGACTTCATGGACCAGCCGTCTCCGTCACTGGAGTTCAGCAAGGACCGAGGCTTATTGTCCGCCACGATCGACTACGAAGGCGATGTGGAGACAGGGTTCACTATGGTGTTCACGTTCCGCCCAGGGGCCAAACTTCCGATCACGGTGACCGAGACATTCTCCGGCGACCAGTTCAAACTCACCGGGGCATTCCTCGACAAGACGTATTACAAGGTCGACCCAATTGTGGGTGGTGACATCGTCACAGTTAATTCTAGGACCGGGCGCAAGTCTATTATCCGAAACCGAGGCGGACGTAAGGACAAGTTCATAGCGGCGTTGGACCGTAACTCGGACTGGCTGAAGCTTAGGCCTGGCGTCAACGAGTTCCAGATCGCCATGAATGATCCGAATCTCACGGACGTATATTTCTCGACCGACGTTCTCTTCCAGGGGGTGTGACGTGTATCTTGCGGTTTTTGATGAGGCCATGATCCTCCAGCATATCTGCGAGGACTACAAGTCCATCATCTGGACTGAGAGGTTCCACGGATTCGGTGACTTCAAACTCACGGTTCCTGGGACCCTGGAGAACTTGCAGATCTATCAACTCGACTACTACCTGTACACCAAGGGCACGAACAAGCTCATGATCATCGAGCAGGTCGAGCTCAACACAGAGTACAGCAAGCAGTCGATGCTGACAGTCAGCGGGCGCAGTCTCGAGTCCATATTGGATCGACGGGTAATGCATCCCTATCCGATTTGGGAGGGGACCAGGTTATGCATGCACGAGCGAACAAAAGGGAAAGTCAAAGATGTTATTAAACACTACACCAACCTGCTGTTCAAACAGAGGGACTCGCTAGACACGTCGCACGAGAGACACGTCACAGGATTCGGTTGGTACTCGGTTGATGAGCTACCCGCGGGGATTCGCAAGGGTCGACCGGTTTCCTCCATGGACATCGGAAACATCAGGGCTAATGCCAACGGCACTGTCCGAAACATGACGCGTAATGCCGATTACTCTCATGCGGCCTATGACGATACCGATCCATATATTATGGAAGGCTCCTGGTACAAGCTCGTTCAGAATCTAACCGATTTGACCATGTCGGGATGGGCGATCGAGCACGACGGGGAAGATCCATATTACTGGTACGGGTATACGTATAACGGCGTGAACCGAACGTTCAATCAAGGCGAACGCCCTCCTGTAGTGTTCTCCCCGAAGTACGATAACCTGTCCAAGGCCACCTATTTCAAATCCAAGGTTAGTACGAGAACCAAGATATTCTCGGGTGCTGTGAAATTCACCGTACCCTTGGAGTTGCAGCTCTCAAAAGAGTATCTCGATGACAACCGAGACTCCGCGATGCAGAACAACTCCGTCACTGTCGGTACCAGGGGACTCGGTCTGCGAGAAGGTTATTTCCAGAGTCCGTCGATCGAACACACCAACGGGTACATGATCTCGAAAGGGAGCGGCCAGTGGGGAGTGGCATCGATCGACCCCGAGTCCATTTATCGGCAGATCCACGAGCAGTGTAATACTGAACTGTGGCGTCACATGCCCCTCGAGATGTTCTCGGGTGAGGCTGCCCAGCAGTCCATGTATACTTATAACGAGGACTTCTTCCTGGGGGATTTCGTGCAGATCCAGAACGAGTTCGGACAGCAGGATATCGCTCGGGTAACCGAGTACATCCGCACCTCCTCGGACTCGGAGGGGGACGTCTTCTACCCGACGTTCGAGTCCTTGTCCGATATTCAGAAGTCGAAACCGGGGTTGAACATCACATGACAGAGAAATCAGGATTCTTCGTCTCCATCAATGGGGACCGGAAGTACTCCGCTGACGACTTCGGCCGCATGTTCGACGGAGTCATCTCGGACGGTATATTCCAGAACTGGGGTCGAGGCTACCAGGTTGCCAAAGGCTCTGGACGAGAGATCATCGTACAGTCTGGTCGCGCCTGGTTCAAGGGACACTGGATTGAGAACGACACGAACAAGGTCTACGCACTCACCGAGGGCGCTACGGACGGCGATCGTTACGATGCCATAACCCTCAGGGTCGACAAGACGCCCAGCGTTCGCTCCGCTGGTACTCGTGTTATTCAGGGAACTTCTGGCGGCGGTGTCCCACAACCTACCCAGACGAACGACACCTTCGAAGTCATCGTCGCCTATATTCGGGTCCCCAGGGGAGCCAAGACGAATGCCGACTTTGAAGTCACGGACTGTCGCGGTAGGGTTGGCGCTCAGTATGCTCAGTGGGCTCAGAGTGTCATGCAGCCCAAGCAGATCGCTCTGAATAACAAGAACGATTTCCTCAACGCCTTCAACAACGACCCGAATCTCAAGCGAGTCATTACTCGGGGCAACAACCTGGGTAGGGTTATGACGCCCGCCCAGAAGGCTGCCATTCGAAACGGGACGTTCGACGGCTTGTGGCTGGGCGACTACTGGCAGTACAACGATAATTCCTGCAAGTGGATCATTGTCGACTTCGATCGGTGGCTGGACTACCCGAATGGCGAGAATCAGCACCGAATCACGGTCATGAGCGACCGTAACCTCGGAATCGACAACATCGGCGAGTCTGGATGGTGCGAGAACGGCTGGAATGGCTCCAAGATGCGACGGGACTATGCCAATGGTATGGTGCGGTTCTCTACGCTAACTCAGGTCTTCGCCATGTCGGACTTCCGGACGTTCCCTGTTATGGAGCCGCACGGATACGAGAATACCGGAAACGCCTGGGAGCGAACGGAGAAGGACTGGAACTGGGAGTACCCACAACTAACCATTCCGTCCGAGTTCGAGATGTTCGGCTCATATCTTGTGCACAACCGTATCAACGGCGACGCACACACTATCGGTCCCATCTCTCGTCAGTTCTCGTATTTCCGTGTTGGCAACCCGATTCCGACCCCGGGCGAGTCCTTCTGGCTCCGGGATCAAATCTCTAAGGACTACTTCGGCCTGTACTACGGCGACCAGCGTCGGATCACTTGGGCCCAATGGACCGAGAAGTACGGGGTGCGCCCAATCGTTTCTATCGGAGGCTAAATGTCTCATACTGTGGAGCTGGTGATCACCATATTCGGCTCCGTTCTCACCAGTACTGGTCTCTGGGCGTATCTCCAGAAACGTGCGGAAAGGCATGATGCCAAGACGCAGCTGATGTTGGGTCTAGCGCACAACCAGATCGTGGCTATGGGAACCGCATATCTGTCCCGTGGTTACATCACCATCGATGAGTTTGAGGACTTACAGAAGTATCTGTATCAGCCCTACCACACTTTCGGCGGAAACGGGACTGCTGAAAAGGTAATGGACGCCGTGAACCGGCTTCCGATCCATTTTCCCGATAACCGGAGAAAGGACAAGCGATATGTCGCTGTCGAATCAGACCTACAACACCCTGAAGTGGATTGCACAGATTCTGCTTCCTGCCCTCGCCACCCTGTATCTTGCCCTGGCGGGTCTCTGGGGTTTCCCCTACACTGAGGCTGTTGTTGGTACCATCACCGCTCTCGACACTTTCCTGGGCGCTCTGCTCGGTCTCGCGTCCAAGAACTACGAGCCCGAGGTTGACGGCGTTCTCCATGTGGACCACAAGAACCAGGAGGTCTACGCCGCTCTGGAGACCCCTGCCCAGGACATGACCAAGAAGGACACGGCCACTCTGAAGGTCTCCGAGGTCTGACGATCCGCGGGATCGACATGGTCTATAATGATACCCCTCATTTGAAAGGAATACCATGTCCGACAACAAGCCGAACACCAAGAAGGCACTCGAAGAGGCTTACGCTTTCATCGACGGCATGGATCCCGACAGTGAAGCCTATCGCGAAGCCCTCCGCAGCATCAAGGAGCTTGAGCAGATTCAAGACGCAAAACACCGTCGTTTCTGCCCCAGCCCCGATGCCGTGGTGGGCGCCGCAGGCTCCATCCTCGGAATCCTCGCCATCGTGAAAGCTGAGCAGATCTTCCCCGTCGCCTCCAAGGCACTCGGATTCGTCGCCAAGATCCGCATCTGAGACACGAAAGACCTAGGACCCCACAAGGGTTCTAGGTTTTTCGCAAAGCTTCTGATTTTCGAAATCCAAAAATTCCCGGGTGGGAAAATTGGAACGCGGATTTTGCAAGGTATATAACGAGACCCCTCACGAAAGGAATGCATCATGTCCAACATCTTCATCGCATTTGGTTTCATCTCCTTCGTCATGTTCCTGTACACCGTCTACTCCCAGGCACAGCAGATCAAGGCGCTCAAGAAGACCGTCCGCCGCCAGCGGCACCTCCTTAAGCTTGCCTCGGATCAGCCTACCCAGGACTACGACGACGTAGAGAAGCAACTCGAAGAAGATTGGGCCGAGATCGAGAAGATCTTCCGACAGAACTCTACCAAGAAGTGACGCTCACGCCTAGAACCTTCACGGGTTCTAGGTTTTCGCAGAATCAGCAGGGCATATAATGAGACCTATAGACCGAAAGGACCGATCATGCTGATCTCCCGCCTCGTCGAGAACCTTGTCAAGTCTATCATCTACTGCGTTGGAATCTACGCCATCGTCAAGTGGGTGCTCTCCCGTTACAAGATCTCGAAGCAGGATGTCACTAATCCCATCCACGTCGACTCCAATCTCTAACGCCTATGCCCTCTAACAGAGGGCATGGGTTTTCGCGGTTTCTGCATGGGCTATAATGAGACCCCCATCTGAAAGGAA